TCCGTTAAGAAGTCAAAGAAAGGGCCTCTTAAGCAGATTGTTCCACAATATCAAACTCTAAAGAATCATTATAGTTTGCTATGGGATATGCCTAGCAACGAAGGTTACATCAACATTGTAGCAGTGATGCAGAAGTTCTTTGACCAAGCTATTAGTGGTAACTGGAGTTACAATCCAACTCACTATCCAGACAATGAAGTACCAATGAGTGTTATGATCCAAGACTTGTTAAACACTTATAAGTATGGATGGAAGACAAGTTACTATCAAAACACTTATGATTATAAAACTGATCCAAGTGAATTAGAAGAAGACAAACCAGAACAAGCACTAGCACTAGGTGAGCTAGAGGGCGATGAAGCTGATTGCGATGCATGTGCAATTTAAGGTTGACATGCATTACAATCGAATATATTATAGACTAGTAAGATAAGGAAGTTAGAATGTCAAAGACAGTATTCAATAAAGAAAAAGTAGACTTTACTAAACAAAACATGTTCTTCGGAGCAGATCAAAACACACAGCGTTACGACACGTTTAAGTTTCCTGTGTTCGATAAACTTAACCAAACTATGCTTGGTTACTTTTGGCGTCCAGAGGAAGTAAGTCTGCAGAAAGACCGTGCTGACTTTGCCAACTTCCGTCCAGAGCAGAAACACATCTTTACTGCTAACCTAAAGTATCAAACACTGCTAGACAGTGTACAAGGACGTGGTCCATGCCTAGCGTTTTTGCCGCATGTTTCACTTCCTGAACTGGAAGGGTGTATTGTTACTTGGGACTTTTTTGAAACAATCCACTCGCGTTCATATACACATATTATGAAGAATGTGTATGCTGATCCAAGTGAAGTGTTTGATACAATTCTAGACGATGAAAAGATCATTGCTCGTGCAACAAGTGTTACCAAACACTATGATGCATTTACAGAAGCAGCAGACGCTTATAATCATAGAGGCGAAGGTAGCCTACGTGACGTTAAGAAAAAAATGTATCTTGCAATGATGACTGTAAACATTCTAGAAGGCTTGCGCTTCTACGTATCGTTTGCATGTACGTTTGGTTTTGGTGAACTCAAACTAATGGAAGGTTCTGCAAAGATTATTTCCTTGATTGCTCGTGATGAAGCACAGCACTTGGCACTCAGCACACACGTATTGAAGTTGTGGGCACAAGGCAAAGACGATCCAGAGATGGCAAGTATTGCTAAAGAGTGTGAAGAAGAAGTGTACGAGCTATGGCGCGAATGTGTTGCAGAAGAAAAGGACTGGGCAGAGTATTTGTTCAAAGACGGTTCAATGATTGGACTTAACACACAATTGCTTAACCAGTATGTAGAGTACATTGCTAACCGTCGACTAAAAGCACTAGGATTGACTGCAATCTTTGATGCACCAGTAAACACTAACCCGCTACCGTGGACGCAACACTGGTTGTCAAGCTCAGGCTTGCAAGTTGCACCGCAAGAGACAGAAGTCGAATCGTATGTAATCGGTGGCATTAAACAAGACGTGTCATCAGACAGTTTAAAAGGATTCAGTCTATGATTGAAATTTATGGAAAGCCAGCATGCCCATATTGCGAGCAAGCAAAGCATCTTTGCGAAACTCGCGGTCTAGCATACACATACAAGTCACTTGGCACTGACTATACAAAAGAAGAACTCCTTGAGAGTTTTCCAGGCGCTCGCACAGTTCCGCAGATTCGTATTAACGGATCTATAGTTGGCGGGTTTAATAATCTAGCTCAGTATTTAGAAGAAACTGGGTACACAGGCACAGGACATACATTATAATGTTAATCGAAACACCATACAAAGTTGGAGATACTGTATCATTTAAATTGTCTTCAGGCGAAGAAATTTTAGGTCGCCTCGAAGCAGAAGATGATAACACATTTACGTTGAACAAACCGATGGTACTTATTATGCAACAAGAAGGACTAGGTCTTGCACCGTTTATGTTTAGTGTATCACCTGATTCTAAGTTTGTACTTAGAGCATCATCAGTTAGCTGTTTAGCAAAAACACAAGACGAAATAGGCAAACAATATACTGCACAAACAAGCGGTATATTAACATAAGGAGAAAAGGCATGTCACATCACGATGATATCGTACAAGCATTTAACAACTACTTAGCAGAAGCAACAGCTTTTGAAGAAAAAGGTGTTAAGGCAGCGGCTGCAAGAGCTCGCAAGGCACTTGGTGATCTAGGCAAACTTACTAAAGATCGCCGTAAAGAAATCCAAGATAAAAAGAACGCAATGTAAATGATTACACTAACACCGGCAGCAAATCATCAAGTAAGCAATCTTTGCAAAGAACACAATTGCTATGCAATTACACTAAATGTCAAAGGCGGCGGCTGTGCTGGCTTTGAATATGAGTGGGGAACTGCTCAAGTAGAAGAACTTACTAAAGACGATTTTGTAGTCGAGTGCGACCTAGGCACATTTGTAGTAGGCGCACACAGTCAAATGTTTTTATTAGGATCGATTATAGATTATAAAAAAGATATCATCGGTTCTACATTTGATATTCAAAATCCAAATGCACAAAGCGCATGTGGCTGCGGAGTTAGTGTAAATTTTGATGGAATGTTTTAATGAATTGTAATCAAGGTGATCTAGCACACATTGTTTTTTCTGTACGTCCAGAAAATGTTGGACGTATAGTTAAGGTGGCAGAATATATTGGTAAGTTTAATGAAGGAGATATGTTCGCCTTCAGAGGAATGAAATGTCAAGCACTTATTAGTGATCACTTTTGGTGGATTGAAGCAGATGACCTAAGCATACAATTAGGTCCAAGCCCAAGAGCATATATTGCAGATTCATGGTTGCGACCTATTAAGCCGCCAAAAGAAAAACTTGATGATAAAATGTCAGAAGACATAGAAGACAGAAAGTTTGCTATGGATATGATTTTAGGTTGACAATCACCTAATACTAGTGTATAAATAATATTGTAACGTTGAAGCAATTTGACGACTGAACTGGACCCGGGGGCGGTACCCGGCGCCTCCACCATAAACACACTAGGGAAAGGTTCGTACACGCCTGCGGAAATCCCTATGTACAGGCTCTAGTGTGTTTTTGATGGGGGCGAACTAGGATCGACAGGCAGGATAGAAGAGTGGAGTTACCGGGATGTAAGCGCCGTTACCGCGAACGACTAAAATAGAAGCAAACGAAAACTTCGCACTAGCGGCTTAGGCTGTTACGGGGTAGCTAGACCCTGTTACCAAACATAGCACTAAGAGTGTTGCAGCAATGTAACACTCTTTTTCTTTTTCTAGCGAACTACACTCACTACTGAACAAGAATAGCTCTTGTTATTATAACTATTATGTGAGCAATAAAACACACCTCGCTCAATTCAAATAAGAAAAACAAAAGGAATATTCAAATGCGTACATTCGTACTAGCAATGGTAGCCGCAATGGCTGCAACATCTGCAACAGCAGCAGATTTAGGTAACGGTCTAGCACTAAACACAGAAATTGAAGCAACTTACAATGTAGATGCGTCAACTACTGTAGCAACCGTCAACCCAGAGTTTGCATACACTGGCATCAATGCACTAACACTTACAGCAGGCACAACGCTAACAGCATACGACAACACTGGCACAACAATTGATCTAACAGATGAGTTTGATCATATGCCAACACTCGAGTTTGGTGCAGCATATGCAGTCCGTGATGACTTTACAGTTGAAGCACTTGTAGATTACGATCTAGAATCAGAAACACGCGGCGACTTAACACTTGTAGCAACTTTCAACTTCTAAACTACGGGGACAGGCTTTACGCCGTTCGAACTAAAAGCAACCTTCGGGTTGCTTTTTTTGTGACTAAATATTTGTGAAGGGAGAGTGCAATGGATCCATTTACAATTGCACTAGGGCTATCTTTACACCTAGGGTTTGAAAAGGAGTACAACAGCATACATCCGCACATAAGATACAACAACGAACATTTTATCGCAGGTGCATACTACAACAGTGAATACACTCTAAGCACATACATAGGCAAGCGTTGGGAGTACAACGACTTTGGCTTAGAAGCAGGCGCAGTAACAGGATACAGCGATGCAGTTATCCCTTATGCAAGGGCAACATACAAAGACTTCTTTGCGGCACCTGTAGTAGAAAACAAACGCACAGTTGGCATTGTGTTAGGATACGAAATTAAACACTAATATTACATAAATAAAAATAGTACATAACTAAGAGGGATGTTTTATGTGGGCATTTGACGTAGAAAACATCACCAAGGGCATAGGAGTAGTAACTGCTACATTTGCATTGATTGGTGGGGGTTACACTTTATGGGACAAATTAGAAAGTAAGGACATACTTACTTGGGCACCAGAGTATTTTAACATAGCACCATACGAAGGTGCTTATAAAGTTACTGTGGCTAGAGAGAAACACAGAGATGATTGCACAGTCACAGACTTTACACTAACTGTTAGAGACAGCGAAAACATTGTTCATCAAGCATCAAGCAGTATTGGCAAGTTTATGGGACCAGCAAGTGATACTGTTGATACGTTTGCATTTAAGATGCAGATTGAATCAGATCAACCAGTAGCACTAGGAATGGCAACGCTGATTGCTTATATCGA